TTACTGTTGATACCACGGATTCTGCCTGCGTTGATACCGATTCCTGCACGTTGAGCAACATAGTAGCCAATCGCCATGTCACTAGAAAAGATACTATCGAGGGTGTCATCAACATCAACAAGAACACAGCTAGCAAACTGTCGAAGCGGAGTTCGTACTCCTGCCATGATAGGCGTGGGGATGTTGATTTGGTGCTTGCTGATTGCGTTGTAGTATCGTCTGACATAATCAATCCTAGTATCTTCTGGGTATCGTGCAAACAAAGTTGCTGCAATCAGCATGTACATGAACTGAGGTGTCTCATGTACCTGACCACTGCTACGATCTTGTACTAGATATTTATCTGTAACCTGACGAAGACCAGCATAGGTAAACAGATAGTCACGATCATGATCAATATACCCATCAATAACATCCCACTCATCTTCTGAATAGCAGTTAATTAGATCGCTATCATAGACACCAAGGCACACACCACGTTGCACCTGCTCATACACACTAGGATGTCCCTCTGGGTGACCATTATATACAGACTTACGAAGACTGAATAGCAACAGACGTGCAGCAACATACTGATAGTTAGGTGCATCCAATGAGATCAAATCATTAGCAGACTTAATTAGAATCTCTTGAATATCTTCGGTAGCAATTCCATCAAAGAACTGTAAGTTTGCATTCATCTCTACCTGAGATTCTGACACCCCAGCAAGATCTTTACATGCATGTTCGACCATCACATGAATTTTGTTGAGATCTAAACCTTCAACAACGCCGTCTCGTTTTACTACTGTGGTGCTCATACTTTTTTCCAGTCTGTTAGTTTTAGTTTTGCCTCTAAACCTTGATAGGTATTGTTCTTAATTATAGCACTAGGGTCAAGTCCTGCTAGTGCCATGTCATTGATGTCTTTCTGTCGTACACCCTTTGGCCAAATGACTACGGGGTCGTTGGTATTGATCGTTCTCTCAATTCTATCAACAATCTGTCGGTTCCTCGGTTCGTTGTCGAAGACCCAGACCCTATCTCGATAAGGTAGAGTGCTGTTGTCAACATCGCTGCCACACATAGCAACAGCATTGATAATGAAAGTGGAGTCGAATGGTCCTTCTGTGACATAAACTGTTTGCTCAGGGTTAATTTGATCTTGACCAAATAGTTTGAGTTTGTCGTCAAACATTATGGTGATGTATCGTAACGTGCTTGTTGGTGCCAGAGATCTACCCTGGATACCAAACCAAGTACCGTCCGCGCTAATGAGAGGGATAATAATTCTAGGTCTATCGTTTTGCAGGGAGTCGAAGGTCTGCTTCTGTGTATTAACCCATCGTTTGAACCTCTCTGCATAATAAAATAGACCTATCTTATCCTCAGGTATCTTCCTATCAAGTAGATACTTCTTCGCGGGATGTTCATTATTTAGGTCTTTGATATTTACCAACCCTGATGTTGGTTTCTTAGTGAAGTGTGGTTTACTACTAGGCACCACAAAGTTCTCTACTGTACTTGCTTTACCAGTAGCATTGTTTCTATACTTCTCTAACTGATACTCTGAGTATGTGTTAGGGTCCTGATCTTTCAGGAAATTAGCAAGCGTTCTACCCATGCCACAGTTGTGACACTTGAAGACCATGCGCTGCTTCATGACAAAGAAGTATCCTCTTGCCTTGTTCTTGTGCTTAGAGGAGTCCCCACAGTAGGGGCATCTAAAATTATACAGTCCGTCCTTGACTTTCTTGAACTTCTCCAACCGCCAACTCATTCTGTTGACGTAAATCTCGTCCAGCATTAGTAGCGCCTAGTACCTCGGGACTAATGCTAGCATCTGCTGAGGAATTAGTCAAGGTTTTCAAAATACCTTGACCAGGACCGCTGACGATAAATGATATGACAGTCAATGCCCCTGCTACGCTCCACATTTTCTTTTCTAGGGTTCTCAACCGATCATCAATCAAACGAATATCTCTCTCACATCCTTTCTTAATTGCTGTGGTCTCTCTATCGATGTCACTAGAAATCCTATCTAGTTTCTCAAAGAGAATAGAGTCTACCTGATCTGATCTATCTAATTTCTCATTATGAACCGCAAGGATCTGTCCCATCTTTACAGAATTATCCTGCAAAGTATCGACTACCTTCTCTAACCTCTCAATGATTGCTGAATTAATATCGGTCATTATTTTCCTAGTGCTGTTTGTCGTTTGTCCCAGTAAAATCTAATAACTTGGTTAGGATATAATCGCGTAACCTTAAACTTCTTCGCCATTTCAGGACGATAAATCTTTCTCAGTTCAATCTTAATTTGTGATTCCGACTTCCCATATAAAATGAAGTCAGTCTGTCCATCATCAAATGCCACTCTGAATGGAAGATAGTTCTTATCTACATGCTCAGTGGTAAGCATCTGATCGACACTCTTCTCAAACTTTCTTTTCTTCACCTTGCGTCTAGTAAGACGGGTGAGACCAGGAGGTTCATGAGAAGGTGGTAGTGCAGTTTCAGCACCAGTGCCAACTGAATTAGTAGGAGCGTCTTCGTTAATCACAGGTCATCTAATAGTTGTTTTGCTAAATCATCTATCGGAACGTTTTTAAAACATCCTTCACCAGAAGCAGGATATCTATTGATATAAATTAGAAAGGTTTTAAGGACGGACCAGTATTCCCTTTCTAGTTTATACATTAGTAGAGGTAATGTACCATCACCGAACACATTATATAGGATAATTAAATGATTCAATATCAGATTAGTTCGGAGAACCCCCGTAGATACATACCGTTTAAGTAATCGTTTAAGATATTTAAACTTCTTCATGTCTTCCATGAAGTCGTCAACAGTAACTGAGTGGGGGTTTTCGTAATACTTGATAGCAAACATCAAATGATTGCTTTCGTTTAGTTCATCAAATCTCATAACAAAATTCTGTCATCAAGTACCGAAGGTCAGTGTCGCTGCGCCATCGGTGATGACTTCTTCCGTGCCACCTGCTGAGGTAATCTTGACGCGATACTTATAACCGTCCAGAGTGTCAGCAGCGAGGCCACTGTAAGCAAGAGTTGCGGTCGTGAAGTCTGCATAAGTTACACCAGTGTCAAGAGAGGCAGTGACGTTTGTCCAACGCTTGCCAGTTAGAGTCTGACGCTGCCAGACGTATGCAAGAGCACCAGGTGTTCCTGTTGTAGTAGTGGTAAGAGTAAACGTACCAGCACCCGAAGATGATGTAGAAGCAGCAGGTTCAACTGTAACGGTCACAGCAGATGCCACGTCAGCAACGATCGTGTCGTCAGCGTCGTCACCAGCAGCGGCAGCAGTCGCATGAACGAATGCAAGACATTCTGCTTTATGCTTAGTGTCGCCAGCAGCAGTAGTGTACGTGCGATACTGCCACCAACCAGGACCACTGATACCGCGAGACTTGTTCTCTGCCAGTACCATCTCAGTGGTGTCAACGAACACCAGGTCGTAGGAGTTGCTATCACCACCCTTAATCACAAACTCAGCAACTGCCTTAGGGGCAGTTCTGCGTACAGCAGCAGCGGCAGCAACGGTTGCTGTGCTTCCTGCATATGCTTTGTGCAATTCCAGAGCAGTTGCACTGGTGACTTGCTTAACAATGTAAGCAACGCCTGAAAGTTCTAGCACATCGCCAACAACAACTAGGTTGTCGGCAGCATCGGTGAAGTCACCAGCAGTAGTAACAGTAGCATCGCCATTAGTAACGGCAACGTCGGTGCCCATTGCCTTGGCGTCTAGTTTTCCAAATACAGCCATGTCTCTTGAATTCCTGAAAGGTCGTGTGTCTTATGAATTATTTATAAAAACAAATAGACCGACCTAGGGGGTCAGTCTTCGCGAGCAGCAATTGCTTTGGTTACTACTTCAAGTAGTTGATCATCCATGTCAGTCTTGGTCAACTTAACTGCCTTAGCAAGAATAACAAGACAGATCTCAACAAGTTTCTCACCCAGTTCTTCATTGTCAGGTACCTTAGCAACAGCATCAGAGATAATTTTCTTCGCTAATGGGAGTAAAAATCCAAGCATAGTTTTATAGAATAACGTTACTCTATATAGGCTAGTCTGCTGTGAATTTTTTATCCTTCATGTAACCCCACTTCCCCTTATGGAGAGCACGGACACCCTTGCTAGTTTTAGTAGGGGAGTCATCATCCTTTTTCACAAAGTCTTTATAACGCTTGCCATATTTCATGCGAGCATCTTGTTCTTTGTGCTTCTTCTCATCCTCCCCTCGTTTCTTCATGTACTTCTTGTCGCCAAGAAGAGAAGAATTCAGTTCGCTAATCACTTAGGATTCTTACCAGAACGCTTAGCGTCATGGTCCTGAGTCATCTGCATCATCTTCTGCTTCATACGTTCCTTACTCTTTGCCTTAGACTCAGAGTCATCAACTGATGATTTTGCAGGTGCGTCACACTCTTCTTTCTTTACATCTTGACCTGGTTCATACCACTTACCATCGCCATCAGAATCCTGCCAACGCTTACCTGCCTTGGCGGCCTTGATGTTCTTTGCTTTCTTCTTAGCAGATTCTCTGAGAGTATCTACCTCAGAGCGAACAATTTTTCTTAGTGATTCAGACATGAGATCTTCTTTTTTAGGATTAATAATTACGTTACCTTTCTTCTGAGTGGTAGTAATGTTTTGTTTTACTTGACTGTCCTTCATTTATCCAGACCCATTTGATCGCGCCATGAATATGTAGACTCTTCACCCATGCGTCTTGCTACGCCACGAGCACCACGGGAAACCGAACGTGCCACGCCACCCACAACTTTCTTGATACCAGACTTGATCTTGTCACGCAGTCTAGTACGTGGTTCACTACTGGATGAACTAGTAGAACCACCACTATTGTTGCTAGTAGAACCAGAGGAGACTGATGAGGTAGAACTACCACCACTAGATCCTTCGGATCCACGCTCATAACCTTTCTTGAAGTTACTAGCAGCACCCTTGGCAGCGCGGCCAGCAGCGCCAGCAGCATACCCAGCACCCTTAGATGCAGCAGCACCTGCCGTCTTCAAACCTTTCTTAACAGCAGAACCAGCAGACTTCAATGCTGCTTTCATCTTCTCGCGTCGTGCTCCAACCTCAGGTTTTGCCTCAGGTTTCTTATCACCAAGACGCTTACGTGCCTCAGCACCAGCATCCTTACCAGCACTCTGACCTTCACCAGAAGCAGCAGATGCTTTGTCCTTCAAGCGAAGAGCATTGACCTTAGCAGGACTGGTAACCTCTGTCAGCAGTTCGATATCATCAATGATGTCAAAGGTTTCATGGAGATCATCGATGTCGAGTTCGTTAAGTGCCTCTACACAGATGTCATGCAGGTCTTCAAATGTATAATCATCGAATGCTTCATCAAGAATAATCTCGTTGACGAGTGCATCAAACTCTTCGTTCTTCTTTTTGAGTGCTGCCTTACGGAAAGTGAGATCAGTGCGACTGCCGCTGTCCATCTTACCCTGACTTGCAGGTTTCTTAGACCCACCAGCAGGTTGAGGACCAGCATCGCTACCAGTTCTTCTACCCTGAGCATACTTAGATCCACTGGACTTAGAGTCACCAGAGATCATCTTACCAGCATCAGAGCGACCATCTTGATACTGCTTCTCAGTCTGACCGTGCTTACCCTTGTAGAGTTCACCCAACTCTTCTTCTTTGACACAGTTAGGAACTTCCTTACCACCTTTCTTCTTAGTTCCCTTTGCCTTATATCCATCCCAGCAAGAGTCAGCACCGACATTAGCACGGGCTTGCTTCATACCTTCAACCATCTGGTTGTGAAGATCATCGATATCGATATGCTCCCTCTGCATATTCAAACCGATATCTTCGGGTGCCTTAGCAGTCTTCTCGCCTTTCTTACCGACAACAGAATAACGACCATCACTCTTCTTACCAGTGATAACCATTGACTGACCACCTTGTGATATCACTCTACCGATATTACGATCGTCTTTGAACTTACCTTTGTTCTTAGTGATCAGGTCCTTCTCGATAGGGAACCCAGCATAACCTTCTACGACTTCTTCATGCGAGTCGATAATCTCTTCGACTGTTGTAACTGCGGATCGAAGACGAGCGGTGGGTGCCTGCTTACCTTCCTTCACGCAGTCGAGAATTGTGCGCTGTTCTAACAGGGAGAACCCCATTAGTGCAGCACTAACCTTGATATCCAGCATTGATCTAGGGAAAAGTATAGTATTATTTATTCTTAATAGACTTTTGATTCTTGACAAACTCACTAAACTTCTTAGTTGCCTGCCCAGGAGTCATCTGTTGAACAGCAATTCTATACTCATCAGTACCTGCTTTCCATGTGTTACCACTACCATCATCAGCAGAATAGTTAGACTGGTCACCACCTTCGGTGATCTCAGTACAGTGTTGCAACCATGCTCTCTGCTCATTCAGATAGTTATCTCGGAACACGATGTAGTTAGGACCACGGTGTACAACTTCACCACGGATACCAGTGTCATCATGCTCAACAATAGCACCAACCTTGAATATATGGTTGAGCATATAGTAGTCTCGGAATGCATCGTAGTCTAGTTTAGGAGCATACTCCCACACAGATTCCTTGACTGCTGCTGCTTTCTCTTTCTTTGCAGGTGCTTTCTTCTTCTTCTCAGGTGGTTTCATACCATCGATGACGTGCTGCATCATCTCCTTAGACTTCTTATACCCACCCGTACCAGCATGGAAGTCATCGTGCTTACCACCCTGAGCATGTTTTCTCATCTCACTAGCAGAGAGTTTCTCAATAGGATCCTCACTGTCGGGGTTACGAGCACCAGCAGATTTGATATTGATAGACTTAAAGTCGTAGTGCTTACCGTTGTACTTCGATGTCAGATTCTCAAACTCTTTGACACGATCATCACCAACAACCATAGTGACATGCTCATGACCCTCGTCATGTAAGTCACGAAGGATGTCAAAGATATTACGATGCTGTTCCGAGTTCTGGATAGCATCTTTATGACCCTTGAACATGCCACGCATGTGTTCAATCTTCTGCTCAGGGTGCAAAGGATTCTTCTTATGATCCTGAGAACGTGAGGGATAGATACGATAGTTACCTGAGTCACCAGCGTGTGACTTCACAGCATCCATCAACTTACCATGACCAGCATGGGGAGGGTTGAACCTGCCGAAAGTGATAGCAACATGCTTGTCTGCTACCTCATTCTTCTTTGGTTTAGCAGAGGATGCTTTCTTAGCAACCGCTTGTGCTGCTTCGATAATGAACTGACGAAATCTCATTTGCCCCAATCTTTTGCTACGGTGAAGTTTGCACGAGAGAATTCAAGTCTATCAACAAGTTTGACTGCCATGCCATCCTTGATGGCCACAAATCCTTCTGGACTAGTGACTTTGTATCCCTTCTCATCTTCTAGGAATGTACCGACACCTTCAATCTTTTTGAGTCGGTTGATGATCTGCTCCTTAGCGTTAATGAGATTCATAAATCCTCCCAAAGCGCGGTAGATTTCAGACTTATTAATATTTAGGTATTTAATTGCCTCCTCTTTTTTCTCTGCCCAGTTTGCCTTTGCCTTAGGTGTCTTCACACCTGCTTCTTTCTCTGCATATCTAGACTCAACAAAGGTCTTGAACCCATTTAACATCTGCGATGAACTAGTAGGCATCTTACCTGACTTGATCACCTGGTTGAAATATATCTTAAACAAAGCAGCAGGTCCCATACCCTTAGTGGTGCCACCGATCTCATTCAAGAACTTCTTAGATGAATCTAAGTTGCGCTTGGCAGTTCTCATACTCATGTCTAGTTTGTTCTTCTCTCCTGCACTGAGGTTTGCAATGCCGTTGGTGTTGGTGAAGTCTGATGAGAATACTGCAACATCAGACACACCTTGAAGACCAGAAACGTTAACGCCAAAACCTGCCGACATCTCAGCAAGTGTGGGTCCATTGTACTTAGTATGAAAAACAATACCAACCGTAGACTTACCCACCTTAGCACCCATCTCTGTTGCTTTCTCTACACAGTAGGTAATAGTGTTAGGTTTGAACTTGTAGCATCTCTTACCACCCATAGTAACCAGTGGTGGCGTCTCTGTATACAGCAGATCTCCTTGGATCACACCCTTGATAGGCAACTTTGATAGGTAATCGTATGCAGCAATCAACTTAGGATGCACACCAGTGCCACCATACCATAGGTCAATCTCTTCGTGAGAGTAACATACCTTAGGTTCAGTCTTAGCAAAGACAGACTTAGTTCCAACAAAGAACATGTCTGTCTCAGGATCTACACCACAGATGATAGCAGGAGCACCGTCCCACTTCACAGTAACCTTAGTATTACCACCACCACTACCAGTGGTTAGCATACCTTTTAGACCCTCCAAGAATGCAAGTGCATTCTGAGCACCAGCATATCCATTATTGAAGATATCATCTTCAAGGTGTTCGAGGTGTGTGTTCTTACTCATGGTTGGACTCCGACTTTATCGCGGTAAGGGTTGCCAATAGATGATTTCTCTCTGAGGTGATACTGATCTGTGGGTTTGAGGTTGTTCTTCAAGTGGTTTTCCATGTAGAACACTGGCATTCCTTTGTTCGTAGCGAACTTGTAGTAGGTGACCTCCCTCATAACAAAGTGCTCAATGACTTCACGATACACCAGTCCTCCATCCTTGCTGATCTTTCGTAACATCATTTGACAAATGAGAGAGGCGATACCAACCTTGCCACTACTGTGCTTTGGAGCATTCCAGTAGTCCTTAGCATCATTATAATACTCCTCTGCCAGTTTTAACCAGTGGACTTGTGCCGCTTTGACATCTGACTCAGATGGATCCCCACCCTTGACCATGGCATCGATGTTCTTGGCCACACCATCAGGTAGTCTCTTTTTTAATTTTAAATCCTTAGCGATAACTTCCAATGCAAGGAAAGAACCATCCTTTACTTTGTTCTCAGCAAGAACTTCTAAGATCTTAAACTCAACAGTCTTCTTATATTTCTCAACCCAATCATCTTTCTTACCATCAATCTGTTTCTTATTGATAAGAGAAATAATATCCTGAGGTTTGACTACGTTAGTTGTCTTACTGATCTTCTTAACGGAGAAGGGGTATGACGTATTTTCCTCATCAAATATAACAAAGTCAATCAGTGGTTCATTGCCAGCAGCAGGTAGGAATACCTGTGCATTGTTCTTATTTAACCTACCATACCCTAGTTTATCTAAGTCAGCAGCACCACGTTCTAATACACATAACGGAGCAGTAATTTCAGAGAAATCTTTCTCCACATTATTCATGATATCAATGTATTCTGATGCTGCTAGGTCTGCATATGCTTTAAGTAGTTCCTTCTTTTCAGTAGCACCATGCTCCATACAAAAATCTGTTAGTTCAATTAGATACTCTTTGATTACCAGTTGAAGATCATCCCTTTTCTTAATAGCAGCGATGACTTTCTTATAGTAAGTATCAAAAGACATTTTAGTATCCATAGGAATGTCAAACGCCTGAGGTTTTAACTCGGGCATCTTCTTCTTACCTGTGGCAGACCTAGGTTTACCTAACAAAGGAGTAGAGATCCACCCCGACTTGTCATTCTGATACAAGACTTCTATTCTGGCCTGGTAGTTACCACCTTTGATGGGTTTAACATGAACACCATCACCCTTAGCGATAACTCCTACCTTTGTTTTACTCTGAGCACCATCGTATACAACGATCTCTTTCTTAGATACAATCTCAAATCCTTTTTGGTAATGACGTTTGTAGTCATCCCATGCTTCTTTAATCGATCTTGCCATCTTTTAGGCACTGATTATCCAAACTATTTAGATAATCTTTTTCATTCTGATATGGTGTTTCTTTCCCAGTCCACAGTTTATAACCCTGCACAATCTCTGGTAGCAACCACTGGTCCACTCGATAGCAGTGCTGCCAATTGACAGGTTGAAGACAACCAACAACTACAACAGCAAAGAATGCTCGCAAGTGGATCCA